GTAGAACATCTCGTCGTCGACGATGGCGCCGTGGATGCGGTCCTCCACCTCCGGGTGGCAGAACGACCCGAGCTTCTTGAGTGCCCGTTCCCGGCCGCCGAGCCACGACAGATGCCAGCCGCCGTTCGGAATCTTGATCGGGCACAGGTTCCGCAGATCACGCATCCTCGAGAACCGGAACTGGCCGAGCCGATCCAGGCCGGCGATCGTGGTCGCCGTCGTCCCATACCACGGCAGCGGATACTGCCAATCGACCGCCCAGAAATGGCCACGCTGCTCGAACCCGACAACCTGCCGGCCGGGTCGCACATTGCGTGCTGCCAGACGTGACGGGATTTCGTCGACGTCCGACTGCATCAGGATCGAGTGTTCGTTGATGCCGGGGATGCCGGCCAGCCCGGTGACGATGTGCTCGCGTTGCGCATGCTCGCGTGCCCACGGGTCCGGGTCATCCTTGATCGTCGGCAGACCGGTCGCCCACACCCTGATGATCTTGTCGGCCCACGGCTCGAAGCGCTCCTGGTGCTCCATGAAATAGGACGGCTTCGGGCGGTCCTGGTGGGTGACGTCGGCCTCGACGAGCACGAACCAGTCGACGACCGGATACATCTCGACGAGTCGGCACTCGAGGATGTCGACCTCGTCATGGAACGGAAAGGCGTCGATGAGGAGCGGACGCTTCATCGTTGCAGCACCCGGGTGACCCGATGACCTTCGATCAGCGGTGCCCGCTGCATCCAAATCTTCTGATCATCGTTCGACGCATCGACCGCCGCCATGTAGGTCGGGTCGGCCTCGCGCGCCTTCTCGTCGCCGTCGTAGCCGGGATGGTGGTGAATGATCCGGGCGTCGCACATCTTGAACACGCCGCGCGCCTTCGCCAGTTCGATCACCTCACGATCAACGAACCAATGACGGTAGGCGTCCGGCATCACGACGCCGGGACCGTCGAGCGACGAACCCTCGTCGTCGATGTAGCTGCGCCGGATGAAGAAGTGGTCGGCGTGTCGGCCGGCAGCCACGTCCGGGTTCCGCACCCGACCCTCCTCCGAGTCGTAGGTGCCGATCACATCAGCGGTCGTCGACGCCTCGATGGCGGCGTTCAGCCAGCCGGGCGTGAACTCGACGTCGTCACCGACAACGAGAATCCAGTCGGCGGTCGCATGTTCGTAGCCGAGGTTGATCTTCTCCGAATAGGTCGTCGACGCCTCGCCGGTGTTGACAGCGGTGATCGGGTAGCCGGCGACGTGATCCGACAGGCCGTCATGCACGACGACGATCTCGACATCCTTATCACGCCCGATCGACGTCATCAGCCGGTCCAAGTTCTGCGGACGCATCAGCGGCACGATCACCGACACCTTGCGCATCACCTCACGTTCGACCGGTGGCGGCGGCTCCAACTGCGCCAGGAACGGCACCCAGAACTCCTCCCACACCCGCATCGTGTCGTACCGTGACGCAAACTCGATCGCCTGCTTGCCGAGCTCCTCGAGGTCGGCGTCATACGCCTCCATGAGACACTGGGCGATCTCCGATGTGAACGGCGTAATGTAGGACGCGTGCATCGGCTGATCCCACTCGAGCTGTCCGTTGACCCGCCAGCCGGGGCCGATCAGTTCGGACTGCGCCGAGAAATCGGATGCGATCACCGGCACACCGCACGCCTGCGCCTCGATCATCGGCACACAGAACCCTTCGCCCTTGGATGGGGCGAGGAGCACATCGAAGCAGGTGTAGAGGCCGGCCATCATCGCCGGTGGTAGACCAATGCGGTAGGCGTACTCGTCGGTGAAGATCAGCGCATGCTCAGGCACGGCGGCATGTGCCGCCATCTCGTGCAGGTTGAGTGCCGATCCGGCCATGCCACGGGGATCGCTGTGGACAAACAGCACAGCATCGGGATGCTCCATGTGGAAGCGCCCGAACGCTCGGAACGCAACGTCGAAATTCTTTCGGTCGCCCGGGTCCTTGTTCATCCCAACCAGGCCAACGCAGAACGCATCGTCGGGGATGCCGAACACCTTGCGGGCCGGCACATCCTCCCCGTCGATGTTCACCGTGAACGTCGGCTTGAACACCGACGTGTCAACCGACAGCGGGATGTGGTGCGGGTCGAGGCCGCCGTGGATCAGCATCCGTTCACCGAACTTCGCCATCGGCACCGGGATCGCACCACTGTTCGCGAAGAAGCGCAGCACATCCGGCGGGCACGGCAGATGATCGACCGGCACCCACGCGATCACCTGGAAATCCTTGAGCATCGGATGTTCGACGAACGGCCACACGTCCACCATCATGATGAGCCAGCCGGCGGTCGGATCACCGCCGAAGAAATGCTGCGCATGGGCGCAGATTACATCGGGGCCATTCGTCAGGTAACCCGCCGGGTACATCGGCATCTCGACACCGTTCGGTGCCTTCCACTTCGTGATGTTGCCCTGGTGACCGTAGGTCGAGCTGATGGCGACATCGTGGCCGGCGTCGGAGAGCAGGGTGGCGAGATGCCGCACCTGGACGCCGTAGCCGGTGTTGCCGACGCTGTTGCCGTGGATCATGAACTTCACGACCGCACCTCCAGCTCACACTTCGGCGCCAGGATCGCCCGATAGAAACCGGGCTGATCGGGGTCGGGCACCAGCGAGTAGATGAAGTGTGAGTCGTGGCGCGCCCAGCGCTTGACGTAGTCGCTGAGATCGTCGCGGTGGACGATCTCCTCGTAGATGTGATCGGGCATTGTCGGGGTGTGCTCCTTGTCCTGGCAGGGGGTAGTTCGTGTTTGGCCCGGCAGGGGTGGTGGGCGGCGGCACCCGTGCGAATGCCGCCGCCCTGCCCCTGCCGGGACACCTAGATGAGCGTCAGGATCAGACGCTCTGCTTCAGGAGGTTCACGGCCGTCAGGTCGACCGACACCGAACCGGCTCGCATCTTCCCGCGGAAGGCGGTCTGGTCTGTCTGGAACAGCACCGAGTCGTTGCGCTCCACCGTCATCCCGCTGCCCACGAGTCGGATGTAGTAGCTGCTCCAGTCGCCGAAGAAAACCGTCTTGGCGTTCGACGCCGCCGATGCGACACCCGGATCGGTGAAAACCGGGTAGCCGAGCAGCAGGTCCGGCTGCCGGTAGCCCGACACGCCGCCCGTCACCATCGGCTGCCACAGCGGGGCGCCCTCGGTGCCGCCGGCGCCATCACGAAGCTTTCGGATCGTGCCGGCGGTCGAGTCCCTCATCAGCCACGCCGTGTTTGCTCCATTGCGATACGCGTCGGCGACAGAATAGACCAGCGAAACGAGGTCTTCGTAGTCCGGGGTGAGGAGCGAACCGCCGGTTGCGACGGTGCCACCGGAACCGACGAAAGCAGAGCCGACGAGAGTGGTCATCAGCGCGCTGTTGACCAGGCGACCGACCGAACGGCCGATCTGCCGACCGATCAGCGATGCGATGTCCACACCACTGTCAGCCAGCACCTCGTTCGCCACTGAGACCAACTGTGCGTACTTGGTGGGAGTGATCTGGGCCTTGCTGAACCCCGGATCGGTGCCCGCGAGCGTCGTCCCCTGCCCGCTGACCTGCGTCGCGATGGCGTTGGTCGACAGGATCGGGAAATCCATCGTCTCGCCGCCGGCGGTCGTGATCTGCGTCGTCGGCATGCGCAGGAGAGAAATCTCCTCTTGCATGACTTCCCAGAGCACCCTGTTCAGGGTCGTCGGAACCGTGCTCGCAATGTTCCCCGTATCCCAGGCGAGCGCCCTGATCTCGGCGGGTGACGCGCCCTGGCGGGCCAGCTCACGCTCGCGCATGACACGACTGAAGTCGATGCGCACGCCGTTGTACGCGCCATCCTGATCGCGGCCCTCGAGCTTGATGCGACCGGTCGCCCAGTCACGGAAAAGCTGGTCGGCAGACTTCGACGTCTGCTCCGGGTCACGCCCGAACGTCTGCTCCTCGGCGGCACGGATCGTCGCCGCCTCGGTTTCACGCTGATGGCGGGCGAGCAGTGAATCGGCTTCGCTGGCGAGGCCGTCGATGCGCTCGTTGTAGCGGTCCCACTGGGTGCGCTGCTCGGCGTTCATCTCTTCGCCCTTGAGGTCGTCGAGGAAGTGCTTCGCTTCCTCCCAGACCCGGGCCCTCGTCTCGGTCAAGTTCTTGACCCGCTGTTGTACGTTGTCCATCGGTGGACTCCTTCGTTTCAGAATGGTTGGGGGGATGCGGCGTGGTGGCGTTCCCCGACGTGGTGACCGTCGTGCGGTTCCTGGCCGGCGCTCCTGGCAGCAGTTAGAAGATTGTTGGTTTGATCGACAGATGACTGACGTGTGATGTAGCCCAACAGTCGGTGGATGCGGTCGGGGTCATCGCGTAGCAATCCGAGAGCCGTGTTGCATCCGTTGCACAACACACCGCGAATGCATTGGCCGCACGCCGGACGAGCGACCGACACTTTGCCAGGGCAACAGGCGTGGTCATGGTCGATATGACGATTTTTGTCGCTGATCTCGTTGTCGCACACGTCGCATGTCGTTTGCATCTGCATGACGTGCATCCATCCGACTTCCACGCCGTACTTGTAGGCTTTCTGGACTATTTGAAAGTAGTGACGGCGACAGTAGCCGTGTCCCTTGTGATCGCGTACATCGCACTCATCAACCCTGCATGGTTGCCACCTATTTCGGGAAGAAACACTTGGATCACCATGAGCACTAATCCTTCGGTAGTGCATGTTGCAATAACCGAAAGAGCCCGAGTTGAGGCTCTCGCACCCATTGATCGCGCATGGCTTCGTGTTCTTGCGATCCTTGAGGTAGCCAGCCGGACCGACTTCGCCGTGACATTTCATTCGCCAAAGATGCATGGCGCACAGCCCTTTGGATTTATGCGTCTTGTCGCACCCGTCAACGGAGCATTTCCGCACACTCATGGGTGTGCTCCTAATCTGTCCAGTGTTTGTCCGGTGTTTCCTGTTGCACGCCGCACACCGGACAGAGGCGGCGTGCAACAGGGATCGGTTCGGCGTCAGGCGGCGAAGCCGTGACGCTTGGCGAACAGGGTGATGAGCTCGTCGGTGACGACCAGCCCCGATGGGCGGCGCACCTCGACCGGCTCGGCGGCCGGCTCATCGTCGGTGATGAACTGGCGCAGGAAGTCGATCGCCTGCCGCGCCTCGTCCTCCGAGATGCGTCCGGTGAACCCGGACATCAGCGAACGGATCGACGCCACCGTCAGATCGTTCGCACCATCCTCGACGATCGACGCCTCCCGCAACCGCAGATCGGAAATCGTGCGCTCCGAGTAGTCATCCGACCAGTTCGAGCCCCCGGATACGTCCATGAAGCCGATGCTCATCTCGCGCATCTCGCCACGCTTGATCGCCGACCGCAGAATCTGCACATCGGGCCGCGACGGGTCGAGCTGCGCCCTGATCCGCAGATGCGGGTCGGCGGTCACCTCGAGCGTGCCGGCGTGACGGGTCGCCAACGGAATCGCACGCCCATGCTGATGGTTGACGTGCAAACTGATCTTCGCATTCGGATCGTTGAGGGTGCGCTTGAACGCCCCCGGCAGGATCGTCTCGGTGTACTCGCCGAGCCAGTCGCGCACCTGATACGGGTGGTCGACAGTGGAGGCGATGCCCTCGAACGTCCACATTTCGTCGCCGTCGGCACGGAACTCGAAATCCTCGAGCGGTGCGGTGCGGGTGTGGCGGCGCTCCTCGGCGCGTGCTGCGAAGTCAGTCATGGTCATGTCTTTCGTGTGGTGGCGGCGACGAACACTGCGATCAGTTCGTCGTCGAGTTGGCGTCGAATCCGATCGACGTCGATGGGAGGTGGCCGGCGATCATCACGGGCGAAGTTACGGACGTACTTCGGCCGCAACAGCAGGTTCATCGGACCTCAGACCAGGTGATCGCTGCGCGGGCGGTGCCGTTGCCGGACAAGGTGGTGGCGGCGATCATCACCCCTCGAGGATTCAGCCCGGCCGCGTCCAGTGTCAGCGGGTAGTAACTCGACAGAGCGTCGTGCGACTGCCCGGCCTGCTGACCGGAACCGGACGGCACAAAGAACGAGTCCATCAGGATGCCAGTCGCCGAGATCGTCGCCCCGGTGTTCACCTCGACCCCGGACGTGGCGTCCGCTCTCGTGAAACTGCCGCCGGTCACCGTCGGGTTGTAAAAGATTTCGACCAGGACGTCGGCGCCAGTCGAGATCACCGACAGATCGCCCGGGATGATCGTCTGCCGGTTCACCTTGCCCCCAGCCGGGTAATCGGCGGTCGGCCTGATCACCAGCAACGCCGCCCTCGTCGTCGACGTGTTCACGT